GACGTCTAGTATTGGTAGAGCGCTGGCTAACGCTGGCTATGCTACGAAAGGGAAACGCCCTACGCGAGAAGAGATGAGCAAGGTAGCCGCTAAGTCTGCAGCTCAGAACGCTATCAAAGAGGCTAAGGCAAAGATGAGTCAGACCGGCTCAACTTATGTGCCAGTAGTTAACGAGGCAGATCCATGGACTCTCACAGCTACAAAGCCACCGGCTACAGTAGACGAGGCAGTCTCAATCGTTAAGGACATTATCGGAGGGCAGACAGAGCGGGATATCCCTAAGTGCTCTAAGTGCCATGACGGTAAGGACATGACATGGAAAACCGGAGTATCTGCAAAGACTAAGAAGCCATGGGGTAACTTCTCCTGCTTCGCGTGTAAGGATGTAATCTGGTATGAAATCAAACCTAACGGCTCATGGGGTCGACAAGAGAATAAGTGGTAATGACATGGGACACATAGAGTTCAAGAATCAAGATGGCGAATGGGAGAAGTTTCCCAGCGATGAGGAGCTTGAGATTCTCCAAGATGCTAAGGACGGCACTCTAGTCCCTGCAGTTCATCCAGAGATTACTACAGTCTGCCACCTATGCAATGAGCCATTCCCTATGGAGCAGATTATGATTACAGGCGGTACTTATAAGCACGGCTTTAGCTGGTCATGCCCTAAGTGTCATGCCATTACAAGTACTGGAAAGGCATAACATGGAGCACAATCTATGCGAATGTCCTTGGTGCGAGGGTAGTCTAAAGACACCTGCAGAGCTATTGCAGTCAGTTAAGGAATTGCTCTTAGCCATAGAAAAAGGATTGGGAAGGTAACCAGAAATGCCATCTCAACACCGCAAAAATAGGGGCTACCGTACAGAACGGGTCGTAGCTCAGTACCTATCCCAATGGTGGAAAGGTGCAGCTGTTGGTCGCGGTAATGGAAAGGACTGCATAAACGTACCCTTTGACCTAGAAGTAAAGGCTCGCAGTCAGTTCGATCCAGTAAGTTGGCTTCGACAGGGTCGTAAGCGCACAGAGAAGAGCGGGGAACTAAGCCTCGTTGTGTGCCGTATGAATGGACAAGGTGAAGATGCAGCGGAGTATCTAGCCTTCTTGAAGTTCAGCGACCTTGTCGAGCTACTTATTAAGGCAGGTTACACAGATTTCCAGAAAGACACGGTAAACTTAGAGCCTATCTACTGCACCTGCGGTAATACGATCATGGAGGGTTCACCTTGTCACATATGCGAGAAGCTCGATAATGCCAACCTATGAGTTCCAATGCCGTAATGAAGATTGCGAGTCTACGGCGATACTAGATCATAAGCTCGCTATCCATGAGCCTCATGATGTGGACTGCCCCTTCTGCGGTGAGCCTATGCACAAGGTCTACAGCTCTGTACCTGCAGCCGTATTTAAAGGGACTGGGTTCTATAGTACGGATAATCGTTAGAGCGACACGCGCTCTGACCAGCACTTTTACTGAGATGCTTGGTGGATATGATAAACTTACATAGTTCTTTCGCTCTTCGGTTGTTAAAGGCTAATTCGCCTAAAGCGAATAGAGCGGGCCGTTTACGGCTAGCCCGCTCGGTAGCCGTGTTAGTTTCACTTAGTTTGGGTATAGGTCTATCTACATCCGTAGATGCAGGGACTTATCACACCTTTACCTCTAAAGACTATATAAGATCATTACTCAATCACGAGCAAGCTCTATGTCTTATTAGATTATATGGAAAAGAATCAGCCTTTAAAGTAGATGCAGTAGGTAACCTAGACTCACCTACTAAGAGCTACACATATGGGATACCTCAGCTTAAGAATCCACTAATCAAGGATATGAGTGCATATAATCAGATAGACTACGGTATTAAGTATATAGAGCATAGATACTCTAATGCGTGTGAGGCTTATGCACATTGGGTTAAGAAGGGTTGGCACTAATGGCAAGTAAGAAGGGTGACCCACGTCTTAGCCGTAAGTACAAAGAGGTAAGACTCAAGAAGCTAGCGTTAGATGGATGGGTCTGTTACTACTGCGGCTATGAGGGTAAGGACATGACGATAGATCACATCATCCCAGTATCTAAAGCGCCTGAGTTAGCAATAGATATTAACAACATGGTAAGCGCATGCAAGCCATGCAACTCAAGGAAGAATAACAAGTCACAAGGGGCTTTTTTAGAGTCCATGCGTACCCCCCTTGATTTTTCTGCCTTTCCCTCCCCGACACGGTCGGATATACCCCAGAACAGTCCCTTTACAGCCCGACCAGTAGGGAACTAACCCCATGGCTGCACCGCGTAAGACTAAGCGTCTGGGGGCTACTAAGCCTCGCTTACAGAACATACCTCTTAAGGGTAAATCTAAAATAGATGACGTTAAAGAGATAGCCAAGATACTAGGCGAGGAGCTTCTGCCGTATCAGGAGTACGTTCTAAAGGATATGCTCACAGTAGATAAAGATGATCGTTTCATCCGAAAGCTCAATTTGTTACTCATAAGTAGGCAAAACGGAAAGACGTTTTTGGCTCGAATGCTCATCCTGACCCACCTTCTAAAATGGAATACCGACGTCCTTATCATGTCCTCTAACCGCTCTATGGCACTTGAGACTTTTCGGCAGGTGGCTAGCGCACTAGAGGGCAACGATCACCTTAAGGGATTCGTTAAACAGATTCGCCACGCTAACGGCACGGAGTCTATAGAAATGCTTTCCGGCGCCCGAATGGATGTGGTCGCAGCGACGAGAGACGGCAGCCGCGGCAGGTCAATTAACGGATTGCTCTACATTGACGAGGTCAGAGAAATCTCAGAAGAGGGCTACCGCGCAGCTATGCCAGTAACCCGCGCACACCCTAATTCGCACACCCTATTAACATCGAATGCAGGAGATGCCTTCTCAATAGTCCTTAACCAACTAAGAGAAAGAGCGCTAGAAAATCCTCCTAAGTCCTTTGGGTTTTATGAGTACTCAGCTCCCCAATATGCACCAGTAACAGACCGCTCAGGATGGGCTCAAGCGAACCCTGCCCTTGGCTATACGATCACGGAGGAAGCCATTGAAGAAGCTATTGCAACTAGCCCCATCGAGAACACTCGCACGGAGACCCTTTGCCAATGGATTTCGTCACTCAGTAGCCCTTGGACTGCTGGCAGTATTGAAGATTGCTCTGACTCTGAGCTGGCGTTGTCAGCCGGCGCTTACACGGTATTCGCCTTCGATGTCAGTCCATCTCGTCGCAATGCGTCTCTGGTTATTGGCCAGATTCTCCCAGATGGTCGAGTGGGAATTGGTCTTGCTCAAACATGGGAGAGCCAAGTCTCGGTAGACGAGTTAAAGATAGCTGCAGATATAAAGGGCTGGGCAGACCAGTACCGCCCTCGCTCTATCGGCTTCGACCGCTACGCCACTCAGTCAATCGCCGACCGTCTCAGCAATGCGGGGCAAGTGTGTACCGATATCTCTGGAGCGCAGTTCTACCAAGCCTGTACGGATCTAAAGGATGCACTCGACAATAAGAGAATGGTGCATTCAGGGCAGGAGGGGTGGATTCAGCAGATGAATAACTGCGCTGCTAAGACTAACGACTCAGCTTGGAGAATCATTAAGCGAAAGAGTGCGGGCGATATCTCCGGCGCTATTGCTACAGCGATGGTAGTCTCGACACTCTCCAAGCCTCAGCAATCTGCGATGATTTACTCGGAGTAGTGTATAATTATGCCCTATGGGTATCTTCTCGCGTAATAAGCCAACAGTCGTAGAGGCGCAATACGCCCCGCAGGTTATGGGCGAGAACTTACCTTCTCTTTATAACGCGATCATTCCACGAGTCTCTCGACATGATGCAATGACCGTCCCTAGCGTAGCTCGCGCTCGTAATCTTATTTGCGGCACAGTAGCCTCTATCCCGCTTGAGTATTACAACAAGCGCACCGGCGAAGTAATGGCTGCTCCTCGTTGGATTAACCAACTATCAAAGTCTCAGCCTTCTTTCGTTACTATCACTTGGATAGTAGATTCGCTCATGATGTACGGAGTCTCATACCTCCTAGTGACAGAGCGCTACGCAGAGGATGGACGTCCTAGCGCGTTCGAGTGGATTGCTAACACTCGCGTTACCTTCACTACAGACCTTTACGGCATCCACGTAACTCAGTATTACATCGACGCTTCACCTATTGACATGAACGACATCGTCACTATTCAGGGCTTCGACGAGGGCGTACTAGACCGTGGCGGTCGCACTATTCAGGCGGCTATCGACGTAGATCGTGCAGCTGCAGTCAACTCTGCGAACCCACAGCCCGCAGGATTCCTCAAGAACTCCGGCGCAGACCTTCCAGCATCCGAGGTGCAGGGACTTATCGCAGCGTGGAAGCGCGCCCGCCAGAACAACTCTACAGCTTACTTAACTTCTACTCTTGACTATAACCCTGTCTCGTTCTCACCTAAGGACATGCTCTATAACGAGGCGATTCAGAACCTTTCGACACAGATTGCCCGCGTGTGCAACGTCCCAGCGTATTACCTAAGCGCAGACCAGAACACCACAATGACTTATGCGAACGTACAAGATGAGCGCAAGCAATTCTACGCGCTATCCATCGAGCCTTACATCCAAGCGATTCAGAGCCGCCTATCTATGGACGATATCTCTACCGCTGGACATGAAGTTCGCTTTGCCGTCTTTGATACTTTCCTCAAGAACGATCCACTCGTAGAACTACAGGTAATTGAGAAGATGTTGTCTCTTCAACTTATCTCAGTTGAACAGGCTATGGAAATGACAGACTTAACTCCTAATGGAAGCGAAGGAATGAGCTAATGGAAACCTTATACATCGAAGCCGCATCACTAGAATGCTCAGAAGAGCGCCGCGAAATCTCAGGAAAGATTGTCCCTATGGGTACAGGCGAAATCGGAAACACTAACCTTGGCGGCGTTGTCTTTGAGGCGGGTTCAATCGACGTTACTGACATCTCTAAGATTAAGCTCCTCTCACAGCATGACATGAAGAAGCCAGTAGGTCGCATGACAGCGGCAGAGGTTCGCCCCGACGGTATCTATGCAACCTTTAAGCTCTCCCGCTCTACAGGCGGTAACGATGCACTCATTCAGGCGCAGGAGGGACTCGTAAGCGGTCTCTCAGTTGGTGCAGAGATCATCGCATCAAAGCCAAGCCGTGACGGTCACACCGTTGTCACAGCGGCTAAGTTAAAAGAAGTTTCTCTCGTAACAGAGCCGGCGTTTAAGTCTGCACAGGTACTAGAGATTGCTGCAGAGGAAGTTATCCCTGCAGAACCAACCCAACCAGAAAGCGAGCCAGTCGTGGAAGAAACCACTACACCGGTAGAAGCTCCAGCAGTTGAAGCAGCAGCAGTCGAAGCGGCTCGCCCAACAGTTGCGGCATCACACTACGTTAAAGAGCGCACAGCTCCAATCTCATCTGCACAGTACCTTGAGGCATCTATCAAGGCAGCTATGGGCGATGACGAGGCACGTCGCACAGTTCGTGCAGCGGATGACTCAACATCAACTAACACAGGTCTTACACTACCTCAGCACCTTAACCAGTTCGTTACAACTACTTTCACAGGACGCCCAGCGTTCGAGGCAGTAACACGTAACGCTCTCCCAGATTCAGGTATGTCTTTCACAATTCCTAAGCTCGGTACTGCTCCAACAGTTGCAGATACAGACGAGGGTGCAGCACCATCTGAGACAGGCATGACATCTACATACGATACAGTCACAGTAAATAAGTTTGCTGGAATCAACCGTATTTCATGGGAACTCATTGACCGTTCATCTCCTGCATTCATGGATCTCCTCATGACAGAACTCCGCAAGGCTTACGAGAAGTCAACAGACGCAGCTCTTATTGCAGCGTTCACAGCTTCAGGTACAGCAGCGACAGGCGTTGCAGCAACAGCGGCAGGTCTCCAGTCATACATCTCAACAGAAGCTGCAGCAGCTTACAAGGCAACAGGTGGAGACCGCGCTAACAAGCTCGTCGCTTCAACTGACCAGTGGGCAGCTATCACAGGCTACGCAGACACAACAGGACGCCCACTCTACTCAGCGCAGGGTCCTTCATACAACGCAGCGGGCGCAGTAGTGCCTACATCTGCTATGGGTAACGTACTTGGTACAGACCTCATTGTCGATCACAACATCGCCGTATCTGGAATCGTTGATGAGTCAGCGTTCCTCGTAGCTCCTGAATCTGTCTACGTCTGGGAGTCACCAACTACACAGCTCCGCCTCAATGTCCTCACATCTGGTGAGCTTGAGATTGCTCTCTACGGATACCTCGCAATCGGTGTCCTCAAGGGTGGCGCTGGCGTACGTCGCTTCAACCTCGCTTAATCTAGCGAACCATTAGAACGGCTGGGGGCGAGTGCCCTTCTCGCTCCCAGCTCTTATGAAAGGATATAAAGATGTCACTAGTTACAGTTGCCGAGCTTCGGTCGGCGCTTGGCGTGGGAACTTTATATTCAGACGCGCTATTGCAGGAGTGCGCGGATGCGGCAGATAATGCCCTGCTCCCTTTCATATGGGCTAACAATTCTTTCGGAGTTGGTCATAGCAATACCACCAACACAGGCACTACCTATTTCGATGAGCCTACTAAAGACGTATTCTATGTAGGTCAGACTGTAGTTATCTCAGGAATGGGATCTAAACATAACGGTTCTAAGACCATCACAGAGGTAGGCGAGTATTCAATTACCTACGCCATCTCAGGCAACAACAACACCGCAACCGTTTACCATCCTGTCAACCCTTACGGCGTAGTAGCTGCAGAGACTTATCTCGACCCTTCTACAGTCCCAGCAATTCAGGAAGCAGCCCTTATGGTTGCTGAATCTATCTGGCAAGCTCGTCAGGCTAACTCAGGCAACGGAATGGCGCCCGATGGTTCTATGGGTTCATTCTATGCTATGTCATCTCAGCTTATCTCACGCGTTAGAGGTCTCCTCGCGCCTTACCTAGACCCTAGAAGCATGGTCGGCTAATGACTGCGATAACTACCCTTCGCTCTTCTATCGCTAGCGCTCTAGCAGATAACTCTCTTTATCAGGTATTTAGTTATCCTCCTGCTAGCCCTATTCCTAACTCAGTTATTGTCACTCCTAGTGATCCATATATCGAGCCAAGCAATAACGATTACACATCCATAGCACCTATGGCTAACTTTAAGATTTCAGTCCTTGTCCCGCTCCTTGATAATCAGGGAAACCTAGCGGGTATCGAGGCAGACGTAGTGCGAGTGTTTCAGTTACTCGAAGCCTCCTCTATCGTTTTTAACGTGGGAGCAGTTAGCGCACCTAGCGTTATCTCTGTACCCTCTGGCGATTTACTGACTTGCGACATTGCAATCAGTACCCTAACGGAATGGAGCTAGTCATGGATGACTGGACAAAGGAACAGGCTGACTTTCTGGTCAAGATTGGTCAGCTCCCTCCTGTAACACCTGCAACACCAAAACCAACTACAAAGAAAGAAGAGGAATAAGCCGTGGCAGTATTTCTGAATAATGGCGTATCTGTAACGGTTAACTCTGTTGACCTTTCAGATCATGTAACATCTATTACACTCAACCGTACATTCGATGAACTCGAAGTAACTGCGATGGGTGACTCAGGTCACAAGTTCGTTAAGGGACTTGAGGCTTCATCTCTTACAATCGACTTCCTCAACGACACAGCGACAGGTGAAGTCCTTCAGACTCTACAGGCTGCATGGGGTACTAACGTAACTGTAGTTGTCAAGCAGACAAGCGGAGCAGTCTCAGCGACTAACCCAAGCTACACAATGACATGCCTAGTAAACAACACTACAGACATTAACGGCGCAGTAGGCGATCTTGGTACACAGTCAGTTACTTGGAACGTATCAGGTACAGTAGCAGTAGCTACATCGTAATTAACTAAACAAAGGGGCAACAAATGGCTAAACTCAAAGTAACAAGGGCTGACAATTCTGTAAGCGAGTTTGAGATAACTCCACTAATTGAATATAGCTTTGAATCTTATGCTAAGAAAGGCTTTCATAAGGCACTACTAGAAGATCAGAAGCAATCTGATGTTTACTGGTTATGCTGGGAGGCTATCCGTCGCTCAGGGGAAACTGTCCCACCATTCGGTGAAAAGTTCCTTGAGACCATTAAAGGGGTCGAGGTCTTAGAGTCTGACCCTTTAGGCTAGATCGGAACTCCGTAACCTACACAGCCGCGAGGTTATCGTATGAATACGGAGTTCCGTTCGAGTCTGTAGTGAACCTTAGCCCTATGGCGTTTAAGGCGCACATCCAAGTATTGAACGACCTAGCGAAGGAGCGAGAGAATGCCAGTAGAGGTAAAGGGCGCTCTCGAACTCCGTAAGGCTCTCAAGAAGTTTGAGCCAGACCTTGCTAAGGAAACAACTAAAGAGATTGCGAGCTTCCTCAAGCCTGTTGTGAAACAAGCTAAGGGGTTCGCACCTTCTAACGACCAAGTGCCTAGCGGATGGGTCAAGCGCCCTAACGCTGGCGGTCGATGGGCTACTCGCTCTTACGATGCGGCAGAGGTTCGACGAGGTATTACTTTCAAGTCAACACCTTCCAAGCCTAATCGTAATGGCTTTAGATCACTTGCTACTATCTTTAATAAGTCTGCAGCTGGTGCAATCTATGAAACTGCAGGACGTAAGTCAGGCATAGAAGGAAACTTCACACCTAAATTACCTAAAGCCTATGACCTTAAAGGCAGTAACCCTAAGAACCGTGGGCGTGTAATTTTTAAGGCAGTAGAAGAAGATCAGGGCGAGGCAAGAAAACACATTATTAAGGCAATCGAGAAGGCTGCCGCCAAGTTGAACTCTAGGAGCAAGTAATGAGTATCTTAATCAACATCGCCTCCGAGTTCACAGGCAAGAAGGCATTCGATAAGGCGGGCAAGTCAACTTCTAACCTTGAGAAGGGTATGAAGAAACTAGGCACAGCTCTAGCCGGTGCGTTCGCAGTAGAGAAAGTTGTAGCATTCGGTAAGGCATCTATTAAGGCATTCGCAGAAGAAGAAAAATCTGCTGCAATGCTAGCCAATACCATGAAGAACCTCGGGGTAGCCTTCGCAACGCCTCAGATGGAAACCTTCATCTCCCAGCTATCTCAAAGCGCAGCGGTTGCGGATGACGTTCTTCGTCCTGCCATGCAGAAACTATTAACTCAAACTGGAGATTATTTCAAGTCTCAAGAACTCTTAACTCAGGCTATCGAAATCTCAAGAGGTAGCGGTGTCGAGCTTTCTACCGTTGTCTCCGACCTATCAGCGGCGTATGTGGGTAATACTAAGGGTCTCAAGAAGTATAACCTCGGTCTAACTCAGGCAGAGCTAAAGACCATGAGTTTTACAGATGTACAAAAGAAACTTACTAACCAATTCAAGGGATCTAACGCGGCTTACCTTGAGACCTACGCCGGCAAGATGGAAGTCCTTAAGACTGCAGCGGGTGAAGCGCAGGAGACTATCGGTAAGGGTCTAGTCGATGCCCTTATGACTATCTCAGGCGATACGACCGTCTCAGACTTAGCGGACTCTATGCAGGGTCTAGCAGACTACACAGCCGACGTAATCGTGGGACTCGGCAATATCATTGCCAAACTAAAGCAAGTAGGAGAAGGTACTCCCGATTGGCTTAAGAAGCTTGGAGGATTAGGGCTAAACTCTAACGCTATATTCGGCGCAACTTTGCCAGTCCTTAACTACCTGCAGAAGTCAGGCGAAAAGTCTCAGAATGCTAAGATGCAAAACCCTAGCGTTCAAATGTTCATGACTGACATGAATAACATGAGACTTAATAATGAGAAATTAAAAGACGAGAGAAAGATTCTCGACCTCACTAAGAAGCGCCTTGCAGAAGAGAAGAAGGCAGCTCAGCAGAAAAAGCAAGCCGCACTCTTTGACATTGAAAAAATCGGAATTGCTGCAGCTTTACAAGGCAAAATTACCGAGGAAGAGAAGTTACGCCTCAATCTACAAATGGCTCTACTCACCGGTAATGATGCTCTCGCTGCTAAGTTATCTGGACAGCTAGCAGACTCAATAGATAAAACTGGCAAGTTAAAGACATGGCTCTCAACGTTGCCAGATGCTAATAACCCCTTCAAGGGCTGGGATACATGGCTCACAGGTTTCACAGCTCGTCTAAAAGAGACTTTAGCACTTACTGCCTCTGGCGGCTCAAGTCAGCGCGACCTAGTAGGGCTAACTCCTACAGTTCAGAGCCTAGTAACAGGAGCAGTCACAGGCGGAGCAGGTTCTACCTCTTCTGGCGATGTGTACATAACTGTTAACGGCTCTGTACTTTCAGAGCAGGATCTAGTAAGCGCAGTCCAGAACGGTCTCAACTACAACGCCCTCGCAGGTAAGCGCTCAGACATTGGTCGAATCGCGGGAATGTTCGGATGACCTTACCAGCGCAGATAGCCGTCTCATTCGACTTCTCAAGCGGTGCGACATTCGGTACAGGCTTCGTTATCGGCGATGCTAAGTACGGCGTTCTCGGAGTCTCTCGTCTCGGTGAGTCAGATGTAATCCTGCCTACCGTTGACCTGACCCCTAACGTCTACCAGATTGCTATTCGCCGTGGGCGTTCTATCCAGCGTGACCAGTATGAAGCTGGAACGGCTACTGTAAGAGTTTTAGACCCTCTCTCATACTTCAACCCTCAGAACGTCTCATCGCCTTACTACGGCTATTTAAGCCCTCTTCGTAAGGTGCGTATATCAGCTACTACCGACACAGCGGAGAACTTCCTATTCTCAGGCTATGTCACCGATTACAAGTACACCTACCCTACAGGGCAGGAGACAGGCTACGTTGACCTCGTATGCTCCGATGGCTTTAGACTCTTCCAGATGGCTAACGTCCAGACCATTACAGACTCAGGAGCGGGTCAAGATACCGGCACTCGCATAGGCAAGATATTAGATCAAGTCTCCTTTCCTGCCTCTATGCGTACGGTAGCGGCAGGACTCAACACATGCGTAGCCGACCCTGCTACCTCTCGTACATCCCTCGAAGCTATCAAGAATGCGGAGTTCTCCGAGACTGGCGCGTTCTATATGGACGGCTCAGGTACTGCAGTCTTCAAGTCCCGCACTCAGGTAATGTCGAGCCTAGCCGCTACTCCTATCGAGTTCGACCAGACTACCGGCATACCTTATAAGAACCTTAAATACTCATTCGATGACAAGCTCATTATTAACTCGGCTACCTTTACCCGCGTAGGCGGTAGCCCTATTACCGTTACCGATACAGCCTCGGTTAATAAGTACTTCCCTCATGGCATCACTCAGGATAACCTCGTAGCGCAGACAGATACCATCGTCGAGAATATCGCTCGGGAGTATATTGCCACTCGTAAGGAGACTACTATCCGTATCGACGAGATGGTAGTAGACCTGCTAGACCCTGCAGTACCTACCGATACCATGATCGGGATGCAGTTCTTCGATAACCTCAAGATTACCAACGTCCAACCGGACGGCTCTACCATCGTTAAGACCCTGCAATGTCAGGGCATTAACTGGGACATCACACCTAACAAAATGACCGCGACCATCACGACCCTAGAACCTATCGCGGACGGGTTCATCGTAGGTAGCTCTACTTACGGTATAATTGGCGTAAGTACGCTCGGATACTAGGAGATATAAATGGCTACAGGTTTTCCCTTCTCGACAGGTGACATCCTCACCGCCTCAGCTGCTAACGGCTTAGTAGCCTATACAGTCGATGCAGACCAGACAGCGGACTACACAGCGGTAATCGCCGATGCCTATCAGGTACTCGTCCCTATGAATAAGGCAACCGCGGTAGCCTTTAAGATTCCTACTAACGCATCCGTAGCCTTCCCAGTCGGTACAGCCATTACGATCCTAAATAAGGGTGCGGGCGCGGTGACCATCTCAGCCGTTACCTCTGGCACTACTACGGTTCTATCAGCGGGTGCGGTTGCAGCTGCTCCTACTCTTGCACAATATAAGACAGCGGTGGCGATTAAGACTGCTACTGATACTTGGTACATCGCAGGAGCTATTGCGTAATGATTGGTGCTATTGCTGGCGCTTTACATAGCGTTCCAATTTCCTTACCGACACCTTCTGGCGGAACTCTTACCTCAGATGCTACCTATTACTACAGAACCTTTACAGGTAATGGCACGTTCGGACTTTCTGGAGCTTCTCTATCTTGCGACATTCTCGTAGTCGCTGGCGGTGGAGGTAGTTACACAAGCCCCGGAGGCGGTGGCTCTGGTGGAGGCGGTGCGGGCGGTTTGGTTTATCTTGCTTCTCAAACTCTTAGCCCTTCTAGTTATTCAGTAACAGTCGGTGCAGGTGGAACAGATGCTAACGGAACAGGTTCACAA